CGACAGTCACACCAAACGTTTATTTGAAACGTGGTGTAGCAAAACTGAATCAAACAGACGGTACGGATTACGCTGACCAAATGGCAATGACTACTGCAGCTTCGGTCGCAGTGTCCAATCAAATTGGTCTTACCGAACAAGACGAAGCCTCGTTCGCGTTCCTGTGTCAAGCAGACGTTGCAATGTTCCGGTTTGCTACTACAGTTTTAGAACCCGTTGGTACCAGAATCTTTACGATGCCTCTATCACCTTTTAATATGAAGGCTCGTTCAGATATAAACAGTGCAATTATAATGCACCCAATGGCTTTCATTGCTAACGCCTTCATGAAATACAGAGGCAGCTTAAAGCTTACCATGGAATTTGCAAAGACTGTGTTCCATAGCGGACGATACCTTGTGGTCTTTGAACCCATCAATCCAGAGGGTGTTTCAATCGCGCCAGCGCGTGTTAACACTATTTCGGATGCGATAAATTGTCACAAGGACATCGTCGACATACGCAAGGGCAACACTTTCGAGATCACTTTTCCTTTCACCTCCTTCGTTCCTTATTTGTCTACTGAGAGACCATATGGTTATGTGCACGTATTCGTACTCAACGCTTTAGTTACGGAAAACGCCACTGTACCCGGTACCATTGACATAGGAGTGAAGTTCGCCGCATGTTCTGACATGGAGTTTGCTTGTCCCTCGGACCCCCGCTACTGGCCGTATCTACCACAAGACGATACGATTGCAGTCAACCTGGGTCCAGGTGTTTTGCCCGAAACATTAGACGGAATTTCGTATGAGTCTGGTCTTGAAGTTGGTGACAATGTTATTGTCTCCAAACCTATTGGCTCTACTATTCTGCCCTCGGCAACCACTGACATGGCAGCTCTGTGCATTGGTGAGAAAATCTTGTCGTTGAAACAGCTTGCAATGAGGAGTAAGTTAGTGAAGGTCGCAACTGCTGACCTCCTACAAAGCTCAAACCCCTTCGCAATAGACTTGTTCAGAGACACTGCCTGGTATACAGCCACTGGCGGTGTTCCCGCGTTTAAAGAGTTCCATGATTGGTACTCCTACGTGGGCTCCCTGTATCAGTATGTGCGAGGTGGGGTCACGGTAACGTTCGGCAATCAGAGCGGTGGTGAACCTATTTTGGTCAACACTCGTGTCGACAACATCCGCAACGACCTCGTTGCTCCTGTCTCGTTCCCCTACGACGAGTTCAGTCTCCAGCATGTCATTGAACCTGACTCGCTGGACAGGGTGTATTTCCCACCCTACAATAATTCCTATGTTAGGTACTCTCTGCCCACTCCGGTGCAGGGCGACACTGGACAAGGAAACCCAGGTGACTATACCTGGGACTCTGGACTAGCACACACAAAGTTTTATGTGTGCGGGTTTAACGAAGGCCAACCTGCTGGTGGTTGGAAGATGTGGCGTGCCGCATCTGACGACACACAGTACGGTGGGTTTATGGGCACTCCCTACATGATTCTCCGTGAACCATGGAACGGTGCCTCGCCTGCCGACTTCAAAGCCGAATCGTTTTTCTTTCCGAATACGTGAAGTCCCGTCTTATTGACGTAAAATAATAAAGTAGAAATGTTTTAGCTGTCTTGTAGTTATCTTGTACCGCCACCCCATTTCCCAGCTTTCAGTTTTCTGATTGTTCCACCCAACCCTAAAAGAGTTGTTGTGAG